CCAGCCGAACGGCATCGTCACCGCGGCAGGCCTCGGCAAGACGGCCGCAGGCACCACGGCGATTGCAGCGGACGAGATGCTCGACCTGATGCACTCGGTGCGTGCGCCGTACCGCCGCAGCCCGAAGTGCCGCTGGATGTTCGCCGACACCACGCTGCTCGCGCTGCGTAAGCTGAAGGACGGCCAGGGCAACTATCTGTGGCAGATGGGCGACGTTCGCATCAGCGCGCCCGCTATGCTGCTCGATAAGCCCTATTCGATCAACGACGACGTGCCGGCGATCGCGACCGGCAACCGCGCCGTCGTGTTCGGTGACTTCAGCCGCTACTGGGTGCGCAAGGTCGGCTCGCCGCTGGTCGGCACCGTCCGCGAGCGCTTCTGGCCGAAGGTCGGCCTCGCTGGCTTGGTCCGGTACGACGGCGAGCTCGTCGACCAGGATGCGGTGAAAGCCCTCAAGCTCTCCTGAGCCTGAGACGCGGGAGGCGGGCCCATTGCGGCCCGCCTCTTCCGCAAGCCGCTGGTGCGCCAGTTGCTCGCCGAGGAGATCCCCATGCTGCTGACAATGAAGACCAGCCTTTCTGGGCCACACCTGTCGTTGACGCCTGGCGACACGCACTTCTTCGAAGATGCCGACGAAGCGCAGCGCATGATCGACGCGAAGTTTGCCGAGCCAGCCGAGCTGATCGAGCCCGTCGCGCCTGTGGCGTCGAGCGTCGAACCCGCGCCGCCTGCCGATGTGCCGCCTGCCGAGCCGGCCCCGGCCCCGCCCGTCGACGTGAAGCCTGCGCGTGCGCCGGCAGCACGCGGCGGCCGCAACGCTCGAGCCTGAGCATGTGGATGCCGACCGTCGTCTCGGTTGCGCCGGCAATCGAGCCGGTCACTCGCGACCAGGCCAAGGATTATCTCCGCGTCGATGATGCCTCGCTCGACGGGCAGATCGACAGCTTCATCAAGATCGCGCGCGCTGACATCGAGCGGATTACTGGCACCAAGCTGATCACGCAGACCGTGATCATGCGCGCCGGCAGCTTCGCGGACCTCGATCGCCTGCCGATTGGCCCGATCCAGTCGGTGACCGAGATCTCCTACAAGGATCACACCGGCGCCGAGCAGGTGCTCGCGCCCGCAGCCTACGAGGCATTCGGCGCGGTACTGGAGAACGGCATCCGCCCGGCGATCGGCTCCGGCTGGCCAGCGCCGCAGGCAGGCGAAGGCGTGATCAAGGTGACGGCGATCGCCGGCTATGGCGACGAGGCCACGGACGTGCCCGAAACCGTGCTCCTGGCCATGCTGATCAAGATGCGCGGCATCATGGACGACGAGCAGCCCGACCTGTCGCAGCTGCTGGTGAATGACCGGATCTGGCTGTGACCAAGCTGCTGACCCGCGACCTGCGCCACAAGGTCACCATCCAGCAGCCGTCGCCCGTCAAGGACGGCAAAGGCGGCTGGCTTGACGACCATTGGAGCGACGTGGCTACTGTTTGGGCCGAGGTCACGTCGCTCGACGGGCGCGAGTCCGTCATCGAGCACGTGCTCGAAGGTACGTCGATCTACCGCGTGCGGATGCGGTACCGCGCCGATCTCCGCGCGGATTGGCAGCTCAAGTATGGCGAGCTCACGCTCAACATCACCGCGGCGCCGTCCGATCCAGATGGCAAACGCAAACAGCTGGTGATCATGACCAGCACCGCGTCGGCGCTGAAGCCGGCTGCATGAGCCGGGATAGCCGCATGGTTGGCCTCGACTCCGCGCTCGCCTTCTTCGAAGCGGTGCCGACTGCGGCCGAGCAGGAGATGGTTGTCGAGCTGGCGATCGTCGGCCGCGAGCTGCTCGGCGCGCAGCACCATGACGTTGCGAAGGACACCGGCGCGCTTGATGCGGCGCTGTCGATGCAGGTACTGGCGAACGGCTTGAAGGTTCGCGTCGGCCTCCTGCGCGGCGCGCGATCGGCCAAGACGTTCAACGGCCGCAAGTTCAAGGCGCGCACCGGTGGCCCGTTCTATGGCCGCATCGTCGAAGACGGCCGGCGGGCGCAGACGGTGCTCGTCACCCGGCGCGTGAAGAAGCGCCGCATCAATGGCAACGGCAGCACCAGCAAGCGCGCCGTCACCTATCTCGGCGCAGCCAAGCGCAAGCGGCCGGCCTCCAGCCCCAACGCCGGCACCTACGTCGGCGACCCGTACAAGCTGCGCGTGAAGGCGCGGGCTGCGCACCCCTACGTTGCGCAGCCGGTGCTGATGGAAGCGGCCGAGCTGCACCTGGCCGACTTCTGGGCCAGCGCCCTGACACGTCTCGGAGGCTAAATGGCTCTAGATCTCGTATCCGCGACTTCAGACGGCGTGTTCGCGCTGCTCGATGCGGCGATCGGCGCCGACGTGGCCGAGGTGACCACCAACCCCAAGCCGATCGACCCGAAAGACACCAGCGAGCGCCAGTTCGTCATCATCGGCGACATCGACAGCACCAACGAGGGCGGGAAGCACGAGCAGCTCGAGCGGATCACCGTGCAGATCATCGTGGTCTATCGCGGGCGGCAGCGCTCCAAGCTCCACGCGCTGATGCACCTGGTCCGCGACACGCTGGAATATGCCACGCCGGCGATTGACGGCGTCGAGTTCGGCGAGATCGCCTGGACCGGCTCGGCCGCCAGCCCGGCCGGCGCGGATGGCGTTACGCACGCTGGCGCAGTCGAATTCGATCTTTTCGTAGAGCCGGCCTGAGCCGGAATAAGGAGAACGCACATGGGTACGGAACGCGGTATCGACACCCGCCTGAGCTTCGGCGACGGCGCAAATTCGGAAGCCTTCGCCACGCTCGGCGGCGAGAAGAGCTTCGACTGGAACCAGGCGAGCAACGATCTCGACACGTCGGACAAGGATGGTCCCTCGGGCTACTTCATCCCGGGCCGGATCAACTTCTCGGTGCAGGGCAACGTGAAGCTGCCGAGCGCCGGCTTCTCGGCTGCCTACGCTGCCGCTAAGAGCGGCGCGTCGATCCACATGAAGGCCATGAAGGGCGCCGTGGTGCGCTATTCGGGCGGCGTCACCGTCGGCAACTTCAAGACGTCGTATCCGAACGACGGCACCGTCAACTACTCGTTTGACCTGGCGAACAGCGAGCCGCCTTCGGTCAACGACCTCACGGCCAACGCCTAATGGCCGGCCGCAAGCGCGCGCTCGCCGGCACGGCGAGCCTCGCGGCGGTCGCGGCGGCTGCGGGAGCGGAAGCGCTCTCGCAGTCGGCCCAGGCCGATGCGATCGAGGAGCGTGGCGAGCACGAGATCACGCTTGCCGGCGTGAAGTACCTCCTGCGGCCGTCGCATGCAGCTCTCCGCACGATCGAGAAGAAGCTCAACTGCTCGCAGCTGAAGCTGATCCAGCGCGGCAACAGTCACGAGCTGCTCGTCGACGAGCTGGGCGTGATCGCGGCCGAGCTCATCAAGGCCGGTGCAACCGACGAGCTTACCCAGCGCGTCAGCGCCGAGCGGATCGGCGAGCTCATCCAGGAAGAGGGCCTGCTACCAATCGTGGCACGTTTGACACTCTGCCTGCTCGACGCAGCGACCGGCGGGCGCACTGCCTCGGGGGAAGCCAAGGCGGCGACAGCGTAGACGACGGGTCACGCTGGCGTCGCTTCATGGGCGTGATGATGGATGGCTTCGGCTGGACGGCCGATCAGTTCTGGGCCGCTACGCCGCACGAGACTTGGGCGATGATCGACGCCCGGCAGGAAGCCAACAAGCGGATCGCGGGGGGAGCGTAGATGGCTGCATCGTCGCGTCGCGACCTGTTCTTGCAGGTCGGTGCCAACATCGACAACCTGACGGCCGCCATGAAGGCGGGCCGCTCGGTGGTCAACGAGTTCGGCAACTCGGCGATCGACACGACTTCCGAGGTCCAGAAGGCCTTTGCGGATCTCGGCGGCGGCGCCGTCGAGCAATCGGCGAAGCAGCTGGAGAACAGCTATAAGAAGACCTTCGACAAGATCCGCGAGAATGCCCGCGCGATCGTCGACGCGCCGACGCCCCGGGCGGCGGTGCAGGTCGTCGATGCAGCGGCAGCGCGACAGGCCGCGTCATCGGCCGAACGCCAGGCGGGCAGTTTGCGCCTGGTCGCGGACGCGGCCGCGCGCGCAGCAGAGGCGACGACGGGCGACGCCTCAGCCGCGCGGGTCTATGCCGTGGCGGCCGAAGCGGCGGCCGTAGGCGCCCAGGAGCACGCCACCGCGCTCCGCGCGCAGGCCGAGGTCATCGGCACCGTCGACGCCGAGCTGCGCACCACGCTTGAGGCGCAGGGCGAGCACGTCGCGGCCGGCAAGCAGATCGTCGAGCAGACCGGCGCGCAGAAGTTCGCGATGCGCGATCTGGGCTATCAGCTCCAGGATATCAGCACCCAGCTGGCAACCGGCGCGCCGCTGATGCAGATCTTCGCGCAGCAGGGCGGCCAGCTCTTTTCTGCCTTCGCGCTGCTCGCGGACAGTTCCGCCGGCGCGAAGAAGGGCCTTGAGGAGACTGGCGACGCGTCCGATGACGCGGGTGAACAGATCAAGGGGCTAGGCGAGCAAGTAACCGGCGTCGCCGAGAAAGCCTCCGAGGGCGAAGGCAAGTTCGCGAAATTTGCGAATTTCCTGGCTGGACCGTGGGGCGCGCTGATTACGATCGCGGCATCCGTGCTGGCGCCGCTGATCCTCAAGCTGATCGAGGGCAACCACGAGCTCGACGACCAGGTCGATAAGCTCAAGAAGGACGCCGCACAGACAGATCTCGCCTCGCAGGCGCATGCGATCTTCGCGCGCACGCTGGAAGGCGAGATCGCGATCCAGAAGCGCCTCAACGACGAGCTTCAGAAGGGCATCACCACCCAGCGCCAGCTAAACCAGGAGAAGCTGGCGCAGTCGCAGCAATCGCTCGCCGACTTCCAGAAGCAGCGCCCCGCGCTCGCGAAGGATGCCGATCAGAAGACCAAGGCGGCGAAAGACGCCGCCGATCTGCTGCAGAACGGCGGCGACGTTCGCGAGACCGGCGGCACCCTGCTGCTCGCGACCCGCGCCAAACGCGCTCAGGACGAAGCCGAGGAAGCGCAGAAGAAGCTGAAGGATCTGGACGCGACGATCGCGCAGACCACCTCGGCGATCGGCGCCGCGCAGGCGCCTCTGATCCAGGAGGAAGTGACCGCCCGATTCGACAAGAACGCAGCTGCGGCGCTTCGTTACACGATCGCACTCGGCCGCTTGAACGCGCAGCTGGCGATCGGTGCCGGCAAGACGAAGAGCGTCCTGCTCGCCCAGAGCGACGGCAAGTTCCGCTCTACCGAGCTCGCCGGCATCAGCCCGGCCGATTATCGCCGCCAGCTCGCCACCATCACGCAACAGCGTGACGCGATTACGAAGGCCGACAAGGGCCGCGATCCGAATCGGCAGTT